TTGATTGACGAGATCATAACAAAACGCCCATAAAGTACGTATATAATTGGTTGCTGTAGTAAACTATAAATAGCTATGTCTAGGAGTTTACTATGGCCCAACTACCGTTTGATTGGTCGGAATTAACCCGCAGTAACCTGTACTCTATGTTCTATTCGCTTAACGGCGAAATAGTGGGCAAAGAGCTGAGTCCTAGTCAAATCCAAAAACGTATTATTAGGCATGTTAAATCACACATTCCCCTTAAACTTAAAAAATGCTTGTATGCACCTACTACCCCAGGATTTGTTTTCATGGGCGGTGTATACTACAGCGATTTAGACCATAAGGGCAAACCTGCAATTGAAGTTAACTTTAACTACAATCCAACAGATCGAAAGTTAAAAATAACCAATCACCGTTTCAAACGCATGGCTATTCGATTTGCCGATGTTGTACTACACGAAATCGTACACCAGCGCCAATTCCGTGCTAGAAACTTTAAGAATATTCCCGGATACGAAAGTACAGCCTACTATGCTACTGATCGTAAAAAGCAAGAGTACTACGGTGATAGAGACGAAATGGGCGCACATGCATTTAACTGTGCTTGTGAACTACTTGATCGATTTGGCTATGATCCTACATCAATTGCTCGTTATTTAGATTCTAACCAATGTCGTAGACATAAAAACTCCACTTGGAATGACTATTTAAAAGCGTTTGAGTGGAATCATAATCACCCAATTATACGCAGAATGCGCAACTTAATCATGCGCAATTTGGAAAACGCCTACTACGGCAAGCCATTTAAAACTACAAATCACTTGACATACTAGCCTTTAGACTGTATAATATATACTTAAACAGTTATTATAAAGGTATACCATGAGCGTTTGTGCCAGCCATATCTGGAGTTTGGAAAGTCATCCGAGCCGTTTAAACAAAGAAGCTATCATTGAAGCTATTGCCGAAGAAGGTAATGCAGAGTTCTTCCACGGTTGTCGTCTTGCGCTAGACCCAATGATAACTTTTGGACTTAAACAAATACCGGAGAAAACAGATGAAGACGGCCCTGGCTTACCTTGGGACAGTTTTACTCTCGCTCTTACTGGCTTTACAACTCGCAATGTCACAGGCAATACAGCTCGTGACATGATTCAAACAATGATGAAGTCAGCAACCAAAGCAGAGTGGAATGGTTGGTATCGTAGAATTTTAATCAAAGACTTACGCTGTGGTGTAAGCGAAAAAACAATTAATAAAGTAGTGGAGAAGAAATATGCTGACTATGCTATTCCTGTATTCGGTTGTCAGCTTGCTCACGATAGTGCTAATCATGAGTCAAAGGTATCGGGCAAAAAACTTATCGAAGTTAAACTCGATGGAGTTAGAGTTATTACTATTGTACGTAGTGATGGTCGGGTGGATATGTTCAGTCGCAATGGTAAAGAACTTGCTAACTTCCCTCACATAGCAGAACAGATTAGCGCAGTGGTAAAAGCAAAGTCAACCAGTAAAGATATGGATCTAGTACTAGACGGTGAGATTATGTCGTCTAGTTTCCAAGACTTGATGAAACAAGTACACCGCAAGGACAATGTAGAAGCAGGCGATGCTGTGCTTAACCTGTTTGATGTACTACCTTTAGAAGACTTTGAAAAAGGAATCTACAATAAAGATCAAACTACTCGCAGTAGCATGATTAAGTTTTGGGTTGAACAAAATCAAGACTTGTTGCCCAATGTAACTTATGTGGCTAACGAACTTGTAGACTTAGATACTAAAGAAGGACAAGCTCGCTATAAAGAGATTAATGCTAAGGCAATCGAGGGTGGGTACGAAGGTATTATGCTCAAAGATCCTAACGCTGGTTACGAATGTAAGCGTAGTGTTGCATGGTTGAAGTTGAAGCCTTTTATCGAAGTTAGTCTTGCTGTAGTTGGTGTTGAGGAAGGTACAGGTCGTAACGTGGGTAAATTGGGTGCATTGGTATGCGAGGGAGAAGATGATGGTAAGCGTATTAACGTCAATGTTGGAAGTGGCTTCACAGATGCTGATCGTGATATTTTTTGGAATAGTCGTAGCTCTGTGTTGGGCCATATTGCGGAAGTCAGGGCCGACGCAATAACACAAAATCAAGACGGTACATATTCGTTACGGTTTCCTAGATTCTTAAAATTCAGAGGCTTTGAAGCAGGTGAAAAGATTTAAGAACACTGTATTGTTTGTTATACTAACAATACTCATTATGGCCTTGTGGCCAATACGCAACCTGCTAAGTATTGAGGAAGATGTTCATACACGCAGATTCTGTGCTTATGGACAAATGTATGTAGAGTTTGAACATGCAGGTAAGACCTGGGGTACTACTTTTTTAGGTGTAAGTGGTAAACCTGTAGCATGTGATGAAAATGACACACTATCAACACCGGCATCAAATAGAGAAAATATATGAGATCACACTACTGGACATGTTCGAAATTTGCAGACTGGCTACGTGGCACATCAAAACCTGGTGCTCAAACAAGCGAAGGCTGGGATGAGTGGACTGAAAAAGCCAAGTCAGCACATCCTATCCGTTATTGGATTGCAGACGATGCATTAGACTTTTTACAAACAGTTGTATATTACATACCGGATCGACTAAATGACATCAGATATTATATCAACAATCGTTGGGTTAGTAAGAGTCATGCTCTTACTGCCGACCCTCGTGATATCCGCCCTGGCAATTGGTGTGACGTTGGTAATCGGTTTCTCCCTTGTCTATTTAAAGAACTTGTGGACTTCGTTGAAATAGAACAAGCATGGCATCACTGTATGTGGAGTGATGAATCTAGAACTAAGTTTGATACCCCTTGGTGGCGCAAGGGCTGGCTACGTTGGAGAACTTGGCGTTGTCCAGAAGCTGGGCTTGAATACCTACGTTGGGCTGAAACTTTAACTAACGAAGAATTTTTGGAAGAAGGTGAAAAGCATAAAGCTGAGCCAACCTATCAAGCCAAAGCCGCAAAGGAAATTATCGAGCTTTACACTTGGTGGACTACTGTATATCGCAATCGTCCCGATGTGTATGATGCTAGTGGCTGGACTGCTTACTGTGAGGCCAGCCGTGCGGCTAACGGTGGCAAATTAAGCTGGGGTAGTAAAGACAAGGATCCTGCTCTTAAAAAGATGGGAGACAAAGCTCTTAAGTTAAGTCAAAAGATTGAAAAGGCTTATGAAGCAGAAGACGAAGCTATGATGATTCGCCTTATCAAAATCCGTCAGAGTCTATGGACATAAACAAGTTTAGAGATGAACTTAATAGTATCAGTCCATCATTCTGTGCCGCTAAGTGGAAGCAGGTAACCTTACATCTCCAAACCGGTCATAATCATAGTTGTCACCATCCTGCACCGCACAAGATACCGTTGGAAGAATTAACTGCTAATCCATCGGCATTACATAATACCAAGTTTAAAAAACTACAGCGTAAGATGATGCTGAACGGCGAGCGTCCTAAAGAGTGTGACTACTGCTGGCGTGTAGAAGATAACAGTAACTCGCTTAGTGACAGGATTTTTAAATCAGCTGATAAATGGGCGGCCCCACATATAAAAGACATAGCTAGCAAACCTTGGGATGATGATGTTGTACCTAGCTATGTAGAAGTTAGTTTTGGCAATGTATGCAATTTTAAATGTAGCTATTGTGCGCCCAATGTTAGCTCACGTTGGATGGAAGAAATTGAAAAGTTTGGTCCATATCCTACATCTAGTAAGTTCAACAACTTAGATTGGTTGAAACAAACTGATCAAATGCCTATACCCCATAAGGAAGATAATCCTTACGTTGATGCATTTTGGGCATGGTGGCCAACTGCTTATCGAGAACTAGAGCACTTCCGCATCACTGGCGGTGAACCGTTGCTAAACAAAAATACATTTAAGATATTAGATTACATAATTGAAAATCCCAATCCAAATTTAGACTTTAGTATTAATGCCAATATGTGTCCACCGGACGATATACTAGACAAGTTTATCGAAAAGATAAAGCTATTACAAGGTAAGGTCAAGAGATTTAAAATCTTTACTAGCGCAGAAGCACACGGTGCTCAAGCAGAATATATCCGCAACGGTATGGACTATCAACAATGGATCGATAACATCGAACATGTACTAAACGAAGTTCCAGGAGTAGGATTTACTATCATGAGCACTTATAATGCGCTGAGTGTTCCTAGCTATACAAAGTTTTTGCAAGATGTACTAAGACTTAAAACGCAATACTACAAACCAGAATATAAACAAACTGCTGTGCTATTAGATATACCCTATCTCCGTTGGCCCCCACATCAGTCAATCTTTATCCTAACAGAAGATTTTGCTAAGACAATAAAAGAACATGTAGACTTTATAGAATCCTACGCAGAAGGCACTGTAACAGAAACCTACAGGGGATTTGATCGATTAGAAGTTGAGCGTATGAAAAGAATATATGAGATATTCCAATCACACGATGAGCCAGATACTATAAAGAATCAAAAAGACTTTGTAGCCTTTGTTGATGAGCACGATCGCAGACGTGGTACTAACTTCTTAACAACATTCCCAGAGATGGTAGGATTTTATAATTACTGCCAACAGTTATGAAATATCGATTAAATTTTTTATACGACTATGTATTTCCAAACTTTGTTGTGCCCAATGCGTTGGCGCCTGAGTATACTATTTTAAATTATTTAAACAGCCAATATTCAAATAAAGATAGAGAAAATTGCTTTACAGATCCAGGTGCTAGCGATGTAACTAGATCTATCTTTAATAAAAAGTTCGGAGACTGGCCTAACAGTATTAGACATAACGGTAGTCATTTCAATTCTTTTTCCTACACTAAGGATCTAGAGATAGTTGAGAACTCTGTATATTTTGGAAAAAAGCAAGTTAACAAATATATCTATCCTATCAAGACAGGTCCCCACCTACATGAATTTATAGGAATTAATCTAAGACCGGGTAATAAAATCAACGGTGAGTATTTCTGGAAACACATGAGTGAAGAAGCTCTGCAGGATGCACAGCTTAGACGTGCTGTTATATTCATAGACTATGCACAGGAAAACTTTATTGAAAAAGAAACTTATCAAAATCTACATGAAGTATTGAGATTGAGTGGGATTCCTAAAGAGCAGGTTATCCTGGCGTTTAATACATTTAATGGCAGAGAGGTGTATGAATCTTGGTTTACTCCAGATGAGCGTAGACTAGAGGTACGCAACTGGTGTTACGTGATGTGCCAGTCATCAAGCTACTATGATCATAACCCTACCTATCGCCTAAGCGTTGATCAATTTAGAAATAGTAAGCATTATACAAGACCAAATCATTTCTTATTTAAAGTTAGGAATACCCGACACCACAGACTAGCATTACTTTATAAAATGGCAACCGATGGCTTACTAGCTATGGGAGATTGGTCCTGCCTGACTCGGGTACAGTTTAATGATAGAATGGCAGACTACTATAAGAATCTTTATCAATTTAATTTTGATATTGATACTGTTAAACGGCTATGCGAATCAACACCGCATGTACTACAAAACGAACGCGATAATCGCCATGAATTAGTAAGTGCATGGACTGACCAAGATCCTACTGCACATTCTAATAGTTATTTTTATATATGTACAGAAACATTTGTGCATGGCGAGCATAAATCACTTACTGAGAAAGTATTCAAGCCGATTGCCAATTTCCAACCATTCTTGTTTGTAGCCTATCCAGGTGCATTGGCTTTGTTAAGAAGCTTGGGATTTAAAACCTTTAGTCCGTTTATAGACGAAAGCTACGATCTTGAACCTGATGAAGGTCGCCGTGTAAACATGATCTATAAAGAAATCGCTAGACTATGTGTAATGTCTAAAGACGAAATACACGATTGGTATTGGCAGATGGAATCTATACTAGAACACAATCATACTCTATTGTTAGAACTGCACAAGAACGATACTACTAGTATTGAACTAATAAAATATCTCCATCAAAGAACCAACGAATAAATATCTCCATGAATTACAAAGATAGTAACTGGCAGACTGTAGACACTGCATATTTAAAAACTTTTGGACAAGATGTCCCTGTATATTCTCCTGCTGTCTATAGAGAATATAGAGGAGAGATATTTACTACCTATCATTCTACTGAGCATCCTGTTAACCAAATATTACCAGACGATGTACGAGTCCATACTAGATTTTCAAAATCATATCAAGGCGTACTCCGTGGCCTGCACTATGATAATAAAACTTGGAAACTAGTCCAGGCACTAGTAGGGGACATCTATCTAGTTGTGTTAGATGTAAGATTCGGAAGTCCTACATATGGTAAATGGGAATCATACATCATAAGCGAAAAGACTAGAGACCAAGTACTAGTTCCCCCGGGATTTGCCAACGGCCACTATGCACTAACAGATTGCATTTTCCATTATAGTTTGTTTTATCAAGGCGACTATGTTGATGAAAATAAACAAGGTGTTGTTAAGTGGAATGATCTAGCTTATAAGATAGAATGGCCAACTAGTATGCCGATATTACAAGGACGTGACAAGTGATAAAAAATTTAGACCAATATCCTATTGAAAGATCTATACCCTATACAACAGAAGACCTAGTCAAGTTTGAAGACTCTATAGTAGCATTATGGGAAGGTGCTCGTATTCGGGGACCAGTGCATTTATCAAACGGCAACGAAGATAGCTTGATTGAGATATTCAAGCGTATTAAAACAACTGACTGGGTGTTTAGTACTTGGAGAAGCCATTATCATGCACTACTTAAAGAATTAGACCCCGAATGGATCACTGACGAGATACTTAAAGGAAAGTCAATTAGTATCTGTAATATCGACGAGAGATTTTACAGTAGTGCAATCGTAGGAGGCACACTTCCGATTGCGCTCGGTATAGCAGAACAAATTAAACGTACCGGTGGATCAGATAAGGTATGGTGCTTTATCGGAGACATGAGCTTCGAAAGTGGTCAGTTCTATGAAATACACAAATATGCTAGAAACTTTGGATTACCATTATTCTTTGTAGTAGAGGACAATGCTGTATCAACGTATACGCCGACAGATGCAACATGGAATGGTAAGCGTAGCATACCTGACGATGTAATACATTACGATTACAAGTCAAAGTATCCTCACTATGGAACAGGCAAATGGATCGCATTTTAAAACTAGTGTATGATAATTGGTATGAAACTATCCCATTATCTAATGGCCTACATCCTGTACTAGCCAATCATATAAAAAGTTCTATCACGAGTATCGAATCTGTTGAGGCCACTGCAAGAAGCCTAATGAATAGTGATATGTTTCCATTTAGATGGCATAACAACTTTTTTAAATATTTTAAAGATTGTACAAAAATACACCCGGATCAAATTAAGGATGACGATTGTATATACATATACCCAATTGAAATACTCACTTCACTTAATTCACTATATAAAGATTACACTATTTCTCTAGGGGGGAATAGTGTTAGATACAACATTGGTGATACCTTTTCTCCTAAGATACTAGAGTATCTACAGGCTGGCAAGGTTAAACTAGTAATAAACTATATCCACGATCCTATTTCATACGAAGACGATTTATTAAAATTTGATTGTGTTCTTGAAGCACTCGGCATCGACTGTAGGAACGTTACAATAGTTGCAGGTAATGAATTTATTAGTACAAACAGCAACATCCGAGTAATTGGCGGACCATTGCTATTTCCTAGAGAAGATGCTGAAAGGATGTTAACTAGGCCTCGCCAAGGTCGACTTGGCTATATGAACGACTATGTTAAAGAACATGACTTAGACTCTAGTAAAATCCGTCCGCACAAGTTTATGTGCTTTAATAGACAACTAGCTAATCGAACACACAGAATAACACTAGCCTATCTAGCATTAAAATATGATCTGCTGAATCATAGTGTCTTTAGCTTTCTCGAAAAAATAGATGAAAAAGAAGTCCTTGACAGTACTCGAGCATGGGACACGTATTATAAAAATGTTGATATGCAAAATGTAGCTAGGCACATTGTAAAAATGCTACCTTGGGAAATCGATACACATCTGTTAGATCAATCTGAAAAAACTAACTTTTCAACACACAACAATAAAAAAGAATTGTATCTTAACACTTATATTCATATCATATCTGAAACAAGATTCCAGGACGGGGATAGTCCTTTTATATCAGAAAAGACCTACAGACCAATAGCAAACTTACAACCGTTTTTATATGTCGGGAATTATAACTCTTTACGAGACCTGCGCGAGTTAGGTTTTAAAACCTTCCATCCCTATATCAACGAAGACTATGATAGCGAACAGAATCCCGAAAAGCGCATGGCCATGATCGAGCAAGAATTAAAAAAATTAAATGATTTAACCCTTGAACAAGTACATGAATTATATTATAATGTAAAAGATATACTGGTTTATAATCGCAATCATCTTACTACATTTATTGATGCACACCCCTACCAAAATTTAATAAGAGACCTACAAAATGGAATTTAAAGATAAAACAATAATTGTTACCGGAGCAAATGGACTAGTAGGTTTACCTACAGTTCGTAAGTGCCTAGAAGAAGGTGCCTACACAGTTTACGCAGTAGATATTAATATCGGAGAAGAATTGATTGATCTAAGAGATCAATATCCTAATCTAATACTAGTAATGAAAGACCTAACATATCTAGATAATTGCGAAGAACTGTTTAGCGGAACTGGCATTGATATTGTCCTACACATCGCGGGAATAAAAGGAAGTCCAGCACGTAGTAGCAAACAACCTGCAGACTACTTGTTCCCCATGCTGATGTTTAACACCAACATGATCAAGGCCGCATTTGATGCTAAGGTTGGTTGGTTTGTTTATCTATCAAGTGTAGGTGTTTATCAACCTACAGAGATTATGCGTGAAGAAGATGTGTGGGTTACTGTACCAAGCAAGAATGACTGGTATCCTGGATGGACCAAGCGTATGGGGGAAGCTACGTTAGAAAGTTTACAAGTACAGTATGATTGGGATAACTGGACTGTGATACGCCCAAGTAACATCTACGGACTCAATGACAACTTTGCACAAGACGCTACTGTGATCAGTAGCAACATTTGGAAGTTATACAACGTAGAAGGTAGTGATATGGTATGCTGGGGCAATGGTTCTGCACGTAGAGATTTTGTGTTCGGCGATGATGTTGCACAAGCTAGTATTGATGTAGTTAAAAAAGAAGTAAAAGATATTATTAACTTTGGTTGTGCAGAAGCCATCACTATCAAAGAAACCATTGAAACTATCATCGACTGCTATAAAGAAATATCAGGTGAAACTAAGAACATTGTCTGGGACGAAACAAAAATGAATGGCGACCCGATTCGGTGTCTGAGTCCGGATCGTCAAAAGAAATACGGTATACTTCCGCAAACAACCCTACGTGATGGTATCAAGCAGACCATCCTAGCATACAAACAAAGGTTAGGCCGATGAAAACTACAGATAAGATTCTAGTAACGGGTGCTAGCGGATTCATTGGCTCTAATGTTCTGCGAGTACTGTATCAACAGGGATTCACTAACCTCCGTGCTAGCACACTACAGAGAGGCTTACGGAATGACTTTAACGGATCAGAAACTATCGAACTAGTCAAGGGCGACCTGCGTGATGCAGACTTTGCTAAATTTGTATCGCAAGACATTGATGTAGTAATACACTGCGCGGCTAACACTAGTAATGCACTGGATACCAAGTTCAATCCATTACTGCACGTTACCCCCAATGTTGAGATGAATAACAACATAATGGAACAAAGCTGGAAGAACAAGGTACGTAAATTTATCTTTATCAGCACAGCAAATGTAAACGGCGACTTAGGACCAGTATATGCTGTAGAAGATGCTAACTTTATGAACTTACCACTAGTACCAGTTTATAAAGCAGTAGGTGCTATGAAACGCTTCGGTGAAATGATGTGCGACTTCTTTAGCAATCAAATACATGATCCGATGCAGTGCGTCATTATTCGTCCAAGTAATGCATTTGGTCCTAACGACAAATACGACTTTGAAAAGTGTCATGTTACCCCTGCGAATATTCGTAAGGTAGCAGACGGGCTCGATCCTATTCCAGTATGGGGTGATGGTACAGAAATACGTGATGTACTACACGCAGACGACATGGCAGGTGGTATTGTTTTTGTTGCTGAACACGTAGATCAGTATGACATTTACAATGTATGCTACGGTCAAGGCTACAGCGTTAACCAACTACTTGAGTGGATGAAAGAAGCAGACGGCAATACTAACCCAATTGAGTATGTTAATAATCGAGCACCTATGATTCCAGTTCGTCTAGTATCTAGTGAAAAGATTAATGCACTAGGCTGGAAACCAAAGCGTGAGATTAAACAAGCACTAAAGGATACTATCGAATGGTATCGTGCAAACAAAGACCAATTTGATCCAAATAGTAAGCCATGAAGCGAGTACTAATCACAGGCGGTGCTGGCTACCTAGGCTCTACACTAGTTGAACATTTACTAGCACAAGGATATAGTGTAACTGTATTTGATAACCTGTTGTATAAACAGTTATCCTTATTACATCTATTTAAGAGACAGGGATTTAAATTTGTCTTAGGCGATGTAAGGAACACTAGTCAACTACAAGAACTAGTAAAAGACCATGATGTTATAATTCCCTTAGCCGCAATCGTAGGAATGCCTGCTTGCAAGGCTAATCCGGAACTAGCAAGAGATGTAAATTATAAACAGATAAGATACATCATTGAAGTATTGAGCAGTGACCAAAAGCTAATCATTCCCAACACCAACAGCCAATATGGATCAAGTGACAAGATCATTACAGAATCTAGTCCATTCAAACCGTTGAGCCTTTATGCAGAAACTAAATGTGATGCAGAAGATGCTGTACTTTATAATGGTAACGGTGTCGCCCTACGACTAGCTACCGTGTTTGGAGTTAGTCCGCGTATGCGTCAAGACCTACTAGTAAACGACTTTGTCTATAAAGCAGTCACCGATGGATACCTAGTGCTATTTGAAGCGCACTTTAAACGTAATTATATCCATGTACAAGATATAGCACAGACTTTTGAATTCGTAATTAACAACTATGACAAGTGTAAGGGGCAAGCGTTTAACGTGGGCCTAAGTACTGCCAACCTAAGCAAATTAGAACTAGCAGAACGCATACGAGATTATGTTCCAAAACTAGCAATCAAGCAAGACGAGTTTAACAAAGACTTTGATCAGCGCAATTACATAGTGAGCAATGCCAAATTAGAAGCATTAGGATGGAATCCCACTTTTAGTTTAGACTATGGCATTGAACAACTAATTAATGCATATCAGATGACAATAGTCTACAACAACCGGAACTTCACAAACCTATGACCCAACGCAGATACCTACAGACATTTAGCGAGCTAATCGATAGACTAAGCATCGTACAGCTTAAAGAAGTATTCATTACAGATTACAAAAAAGAGTATGGTGAAGAAATTGCTGACATCGTACATGACATACAGTTGATCATCGACGAGCATCCTGATGCTAAGATAGATGCAGAAACTATCCGTGCTATTATTGTACTAGCACAAATGAACTTGCATATTTGGCACAACGAATCAAATTATCGCAGAGGTATCAAAGACGGCAATAATTTAGAATTAACACACGGATTGAACGGTATTCGCAATACTAGTAAAAACATCATACAAGAAGTAGTAGG